AGGCCGTTTCTTTTTGCAATGTTGTTGCAATAACTTCCGGGGTGATCCGCTTATCCTTACCGATCAGGTTCATAATATCCGATTCGATCTGTGTCAACTCTACCGTTTCGGCGAAGTCAACCTGTTCCCTGGCTGGCACCCGGTTTAGTTCTTCAAACAGTTCAACCGGCTCGCCAACCTGCCCGAACTGGTTTATCAACTCAAAGTCAAGTTCTTCCTGTGAAGCGAAGGCCTGGGTGTTATCGTCGAGCAGCGTTACAATATCTTCATCTGTTAACGCAAATGAGTTTTTGAGCATCATAGCTGCCTGTTCCCTGGTAAGCGTTCCTTTCTTATACTTCTTCACAATCCTTTCCATACCCTGAAACTGTTTTCCGGTCATGTTTTGCAGGTTGCTGTTAACCGATGCCTGCACCGTACCACTTGGATCCGGCGCAACTTGTGCCGTTCCTTCAGCCGCAGGCATGGCGTAATACTTTTGATCTACCGCCATTTTATCCAGAAAGTATTCACGGGGCATTATTTTAAGCAGAGATTCTTCCTTCAGCGTGAATCCCAACGGTTCTACCGGTATTATCTTGAATGTTCCCTGAACGCCCATCAATGAAAACAACTGGTTAAATATTTCTTCGTGGGCCTGCTGACGTTCGTTTACATAGGTATTGTTGAATATCTCGTAGGCATCCTGTATCTCCGTCCGGCCTCCAAGCTGTCCTTCGGTTTTGATACCGAACAGCATCGGGCTGGTTACCTGGTGGGATGAAAATATCTCCTGTTCAATCAGTTTATTGATGTTGGTGAAATCCTCCTTTGTAAGCATGGTATTGCTCAAAGGAGTTATTTCGGCGGCATTTTCTTTGCTTCTGTTGAATGTAATTACAATACGGTCGCCTTCGGATCCGGTAAGTTTTTTCTTCAGGCTCTTTTCTGTTGCCTCTTTCTTTTCTTCAGTAGGCTCCCCGTTATTCAGGCTTATCAGCGTGGTGGCAGAGAACCCGTTCTTTGCGTTGCCCAATATATGCCTGCTTACCTGCACATCACTGTCGATGTAATTCAGGCCCTGAAAGTAATTAGGCAGCGGGTACACGTTCGCTTTTGGGTTGTACTGGTGAACGTAGAACATCTTCGTTGGTTCTGCCGGATCGTATTTGCCATCGAACGCAGGATAACACCGGGCCTTTTCTTTTGTGTCATCCCAATCGTTTTTAACATAGAACTTTGTCATGTCCTTATTAACCCGAACCTTGAAAAATTCGATGTGATAGCAGTCTTTTATCTTACCCGTTAAGTTGTAGATAACCTGCAAATAATAACCGGCAAAAATCTCATCATCCAGTATGCACTTTTTAATTACCTGGTTCCAGGATTCGCCTGCTGTATTTGCCTTTACTGGCACGCCTTCAAAGCCCTTACCAAAAATGTAATTTGCCTTACCCTTAACGATGGCACCGTGTTTAGAAGATTCGTTGTACAGGCCCAGCAAATAATTAGGGTAGTTATTATTTTCGCCGAACTGAATATAGCTTTCGGTTCCTTTTTTCTCAATGAATTTAGGCTGCTCTGCCTGGGCGAACTTTACCGTGATGATATTGTCGTAGTTGTTATTGTACTTATTGTCCGCCATATTGTTCAAACTCGTTTGATGCTGGTGAATATTCCGTAGGCGTGAACTCTGTTGCTGGCCTCAAATACATATACCCCCGCTCTACTATCGTGCCTGTTGCTGTCATATCTGCGGCGCTGGCTTTCTCCCTTATTTCGTAACCCCATAACCCAAGATCGCTATCGCTGAAGTATGTGTTCACAGCAACGCTGGCTTTATCGTACCGCTGTGTGGTGCTGGTATTTGTTGTCATTACCTTAACCTCCGCTTTCGTTGCCCTGTTGGTAAAGATAAAAAGAAAATACGGGTTTGATAACGTCGCCTTTTCGGTTCCGGTGAAGTATATTATTTCAGTATTTCCCTTTGTCAGGTTCAGCATTTTATATCTGGTTACTTAACTTAAAAGCCCCGTCTTTTCAACGGACGGGGCTGTATTAGTTTTCAATAAGGTTTTTTACTATCCTGGTGTTTCCAAAGCTGCGGCAACCGATGCTTCAACAACAAAGAAATCTTCTTTTTCCTGCCCTTCAATCTTCAGAATGTAGCCGTTTGCATCACCTGCTGCGGCCCCGGTCTGCCCTGTGGACTGTCCGAGATACATCCCGTTTGCCTTACCATACATCCGGTACGTTCCGTCTTTATCTTTGGTAACAGCAATCACTTTATTCTTAGCCAGCACCGTAACAATATTACGGGTGGTTGCATCCCTTTTGTTGATAGGCAGGTCGATAAACTGTTCGAAGAACAGCGTGCCGTTCTCTGTTGATCCTACCGGGTTGCTGGTTGCATTGGCTGTTGATTTTGTTGGTACTTCAAACTTCCAAAACCTTTTACCGGTTGCCTTTGTGATCGCCGTAATAACTCCGCTGGCATCGGTCATAGAAGACACGGAAGCAAAATCAATAAAGTAAACGGCATCCAAACCGCCCACCGCATCCCGGCAATCTATTGTGTAACCAGCATATAAAGCACAAGCCATTGTTATGGGTTTAAAATGTTAAGGCATTGCGGCCAGGAATGATACAACCTCAGTGGTGTACGCTACGTTCACACCGTATTTGAACTCAACACGGAAGCGAACATCGTTATTATCTTCGCTGTACCACATTTTGTAGTTTTCTTCTTCGCCCTGCAAGTCAACGGCTTCAACAACATTTGACAGGCGCATTGCGTACAGGTCGCCTGTACCGTCCAGACCGTGTACAGCCTCCAGCATGATGCCGGTACCGGGTACCTTCAATCCGCCGTAGTTGCTCTTGTCGTTAAAATCGTAGTGGAACAGGTTAGCTGCCACACCAGCATCAACATACATGTCATACACATCGTATCCGCAGAAAATAACCACATCGGTCATTCCTTTCAGGGCCGCAGGTATGGCGTTTTTAACGCCCTTAACCACGTTGATGATATTTGAAGGAGAAAGGGTTGTAACGGTTGCAATGCCGGTATAACCGGATGCGTTTGCGTTGATCGGAGATCCGGCAGCGATCAGCTTTTGCAGGCCATCGAACTTGTTAAGGTTCGGGTCATACAGCGCTGTGTTGCCCTGCCATATAGCTGTTTCAAGCTGGGCAGATATTTTCAGGTTCTTACGATCCAGGTAAGCGGCCTGGAATTGGCTGTTGCCGAAATCTTCATACGTGCTTCCGGCTTTCAGGGCTTCCTGTAAGAAGTATGCCTCCATATCTTTCGGGCAAAGTTTTTCTTCCACTTTGATCTTGCCTACGGTTACTGTACGCTGTGTGAAGGCGGTAGTACCTGAAGGGTCAAAGCTGCACGATTGCGTGCCAAAAACGGCATCAGTATCAAACAGCGGGATACTTTCAGAAGACTTCACGTTTGTAAGCGTGATGCCTTTTGATTTTATCAACTGTTGCGTTTTCGCAGAGAAAACAGCAGCCTGCAAAAGAGGCTTTACTGATTGCCTGGTGTAAGCGGATAATGTACCTAAACTGAATGCCATTTTATTTTGTTTTTATAGTGGTCGAATTATGAGAACAGAGCAGGATCGTGCTTCAGTTCTTCGTTGTGGAATAAATTGTTTTGTGGTTTCCTTACTCCCGGGTCAGCCGGGGCTGCTGGCTTATCAACGATCAACTGACCGAACTGCAACAGCTTTTCAATCATCTCGTTTTGCTTTGCCAGTTTTGCATCGTAATCAGCAAACTTTTGTTCGTATGCAGAGAACTTAGCCTCGTATGCCGTGAATTTTTCGTTTGTTGCTGTTTCCAGTTGGGTGAACTTTGCACCCATGTCTTCGCCTGAAGGCGGAGCTGGTGGCGCTGGTGGTGCGGCTGCACCTGGTGTAACCGCCGAAATAACGCCGTTGTCGCCAACGGTTATTTTTGTACCATCGGCAAGTTCAAGATCGCCGGGGAGTGCTGGTGCGCCATCGATCATAACGATGCCGCCTACGTCAAGTTTATCAATCATACACTTGCCTCCGCCAGCTATTTCGTATTCTTTTGGAGCGTCCGCAGCAGCGGCTGGCGCCGGGGCGGGTGCAGCGGGTGCAGCGGGTGCTGTTAAATCAGCAAACAACTGCTTTACTTTACCGAGAATTTCTTTTGCGTCCATACTATACTATATAAATTTTGAAAAACTGTTTAAAAATCGTTTAGCGTTCCCCTGTTTCTGTTTAAAATTCTGCCAATAATTTTGCCAGCGCCTTCATTGCTTCGTCTTCTTTTGATGCCGGTTTCTCATAATCAAACATACCTTCAACGCTGAATCCACGTACCTTTTGTGAACGAACAAGATCCCATACAGCCGGGTCTTCCACGTAAAACGAACCATACCAGGTGCCATCAGGCAGGTCAGTAAACGCCGCCAAAGGCTTCACGCCCCTTGCAGAGTTGCTTATGAACGATTCAAACATAGTAACCCCGTCAACCTGCAAACCCTCTTCGTGCATTATATTGACGTTCTTCTGGTAGCCTTTCTTTGCAAATTTTATTGATATGGCCTGTATTGTTTCGGCTGAGAATTTTACGTAGTGTTCCCCGAACTTTTCAGATTGCCGGTATATGAGCTGGTCTGGTATCATCAGCGGCCCGGTAACTATCCGTTTATCTTCGCTTACCACTTCAAACTTTACTGCGTCTTTAAACGCCAGAAAATCCCTTTTGATCGCTGGTTTATCCACGAAAGCGATAAACGATACCTCTGCATCGTCTTTTACCTCATCGGATATTTTGAGTTCGTAAATAGGCAAGTCCATACTATACTATATAAATTTTCGTGGAATGTTTATCAGGGTGTAGAACCTAATTGATCCTTGCTGCCCGGTTCAGTCGGCGAATCCTTTCCTGGTTATTTGTAACATCGGTTTCCAGTACATACGAACGGGCCGCTGCATTACCTACGGCGTTCACGCTGGCCTGATCCAGCGTCGTTGTCTGCGGTCGTGGTACTATCGGGGCCGTTGGTGCAGTAGGCGTAGCGCCTCCAGATCCACCGCCTTTGCCCGGTATTGGTACAGCCTTCATCTTTGATATGGAAGCGTAGCCAGAAGCCACAACGCCAGCAGCAGCCACAGCACCGAGGGCTATACCAACCGGTCCGGGTATCTGCTGTACCATTCCCATGAACGCCGATACGCCGCCCTGGATCGTTTTGATCACCGTTACGGCAATACTCAGCGCCTTACCAGCCGCAGACTGCCTGCCAGCCACTTCAGCGAACCCGTCGAGCGCCCCGGCTATTGCCCCAAGCCCCGACTGGACCTGCTGCACTTCCAATAACTGCAACTGTTTCTTAGCTTCAACCTCTTCTTCTTTTATCTTAACAATAGCGTTGCTGGCTTCTTTGGCAAGTATCTGCCTACGCAGGTCACCTTCAGCAAGCGCCGCCAGTTCAAGTTCAAGGTCGGCATTGATCTTCGCTATCTTGTTTTCAATACTATCCGGGTCTTCCAATACAGCCAGTTCTGCCAGTTCGGCCTTTGTTTCAAGCCTTCGCTGTTCGTTATCACGCAAACGCTGAACTTCTGCATCAAAATTTGCCTGGTCAAGTTGTGCCAGCATAGCGCCGTACTCTTCAATATCTGTAATTTCTTTTTGCCTGTTCTCAGCCTGTAATTGTCGTAGCCTTTCAAGTGCAGCCTTTAATTTTTCTTCATCAGCTTTGTGTTTTGCATCCAGTTTATCAGCAGCTGCCTTGTCAGCAGCGGCCTTTATCTCACGTATCTTAACGATGTTTTCGGCTTCGGCAACCTGTCCGTCAACGATGGCGTTTTTAATAGCAGCCAATTTCCTGGCATCAGCGGCTTCATCAATACCTTTTGTTTCATCATACTCACGCTGAAGGGCTGCAATACGATCACGCCTGAACTGTTGCTGTATATCAAATATAGTTTTCTCAGAGGCTCCGGCAAGTTTTGCCTTTGCTACGTCCAGCTTTTCTTTTCTGTTCAGGTATTCAAGCTCCCCCTGCAACCCTATCTCTGCGAACCGTTTCGTTTCCTCATTCAGTTTCTTCTGTGATTCAGCCGCTTCTTCAGCCGCATCCGACATGGCAGAAAAAGCCTCTACAACAGCCGCAACAGCGATAACCAAAGCGCCTAAACCAGTTGCCAGTATTGCGCCCTTCATTGTAGAGAATGCCGTAACCACCTGCGTTTTTATGGTATTAGCCAACAGCTTAAATCCATCAATAGCTCCTTTGATTCCGCTGATACCCTGCTGCAAGGCCATTGCGCTCTGTACCTTCAGCAGTATTTTTTCAACGTCTTTACTCTCCGAACCAAACAACCCCATCGCCCCGGTCATTGCTGAGAACCCTGCGGTAACACCTTGCAGGGCGCTTCCGAAGGCAACAAACTTTTTATCCGGGTTAAATGTATCTGCCAGGGCTGCGGCATCACCGATGGTATCACGCAAACCGGCAACACGTTTGGCGGCGTTCTGCGCTTCCAATGAAGTGGCCCCAAACTTATCGGTCATTTCCAGCAGGTCGTTGGTTGCCGCTTTAAGTTCCTTCCTGAAGTTTCCAACCGATTGACCGGCCTTATCCAGACCTTCAATCTTTACTTCCGCTGCTACTGTTGTCTTTACTGTTGCCATGTTAATACGTTGTATAAATTACCCTGAGTAATTCCGATTTAACCGGGTCGTTGCTTTCGGGTGTGTAATCATTTATTTTCGTAAGCCGGTACAATCCGCCGTCGATGTATTTGTACTTTGCGAAATCCAGGTTATGTATATCCACGTCATTCAGTTTCAGCTCACACATCAAAAGCCTGCTGTCTTTATCTGTTATCTCAGCCATGTACGACGAATAGTAAACATTAAATTGGTTAACCGACAGATCGCCGGAAACAATGGCGCAGAACAGTTCTTTTGGTACACCAAAATTCAGATCGTTACTCGGTACATCGGGGTCATCCAAATGCCCTGCATACGGGTAAACGATGTTACTGCTGAGTACCGTTACACCATTCATTATATCCCACGAAGTAACGCCAGCTACACGCCGGGCCTGCATGATGCGAATATTGCTGTCAACACGTTCTTCAACGTTGTTGTTCTGCTTAAATATCGTACTCACAACCTTGTCTTCACCAACATAACCAACCAGCGGAGTGGCAGAGAATATTACCTCAATAGTTTCAATCTCCTTTGCAAACTCGTAGGTGCTGTCAAACCGGCGATCACCGTACCCTTCATTGTACCGTTTGCTGTACAGGTCGTTATAATAATCAGTGTCTTTTTTAAACTTGAAATCGTAATACCTGGCGTTCAGTTCACTCATCGGTTTTATATGAATAGGGCGCAGGCGGTTAACCTTGTCGCTCCAGTCTTCTGTACCGGCGTAAAAATCAACATACGGCTTTATTACAAGGTGCGTTTCTTTGAATTTGTCCTGGTCAATATACAGGTTAAACATCTTCATTACTGATACAAAGAAATCCTTTTGCAGGATATTCTGCGGTATAGTATCGTTAACCAGCATATCATCGCCCAGGTTCACATTAACCCATCCGGGTGTTATGGTGCGAACCGTAAACGTACCGGACGTGATAGTTATATTTGAATCCGGTGTTATAGATATGAAGCCAACCTGGAAGAAATCATTTTGCTGCATCGTGAAGTTGGTAAGTGTAAAATCAAGTGCAAACGGTATATCCTGCGCCCCGCCCGGAATATCAACAGACCCAACGACAGTTCCGTTTGCGCTTACCGAAGTCCAGTGCAGCAGCACCGCCCGGATACCTTCGGACTGTAATGGCGATAGCGTATCGTAATTATAAACGCCTTCCACATGAACAGCAACATTAATCAGTACAGCCGGGGCCGCATCGTATCGTATATTAGATCCGAATATCAATGACCAATTTGTGCCAGAGAAGTTATTCCACGATATTGTTATCGGGTTCGGGAATGAAACCTCATCATGTATCACATAACTTGTTGCCACAGCCGTTGCATATGCTACCCGGTCGCCACGCATGATAAGTTCTTTCTTATTATAAGGAACTATCAACCGCTTGAACCTGTCTGTGTTGAACAGGTCGCATTCGTATGTATAGCCATTGGATGAAAATATTTTGTCAATATATTCCTTCACAAACATGGCTGGCCTGAACGCCCGGTACTGGTAATCTTTTTTAAGGGTACCGTATGGCGCACCATTACTAACCTGCCCAATATCAATAAGCGGGAAATACAGTCCAGCGCCACCGTTATCGTTTGTCCAGGATGCCACGATGTTTGCAACTGAATACACCTGGTTGTATGCGGAGAAGTCAAGGTCTTCTAGCTTCTGCGCTCCCAGTTTCATAGCAAACCCGCCCAACTCCCCAACAATAGAACATTCGTACTCTACCTGCTTCCCGTCGATAACAATATCCAGCAACCTGAACACACCTTTTATTGAAAGGAACCCGTTAACATCCACCCTCACTTTCGCCGTCTTCGCTGCGTTGAAGTTATACAACACGTTTGGCTGAAGGTCGTTTGTAAAGTTGCTGTTGTTAAACTCAAAGATGTTACCAAGCAACCGATTGTTCTTTGTGGTACCCGGCAGGATTATCGTTTTGGTAAAGTGGCTCATCTTTGTGTCCACCTGTTGCAAGTCATCAATAGCATATGTTACCTGCTGTGAAAACGCTTTATCCACATCCATCTCATAATTTTCTATGAATATTCGTACCATTAACGCAGTTGTGTATATCGTTCAGAATTAAATTCAAATTCAACCTCCAGCGCCTTTAGCTTATCGTTCACGAACTTCCGGTACTCGTAATCGTTCTGCTTTATGGTAGCCGGGTAAAAATACCCGTCAATCTCCAGCAGTATCTGCGGCGACTGTATCAGGTCTGCAATCCATTCATATTCCGCATCGGTCATAGCATCAGCTGTCAGCTTGTAGTTCCAGTTTGCTTTGTTGCTGTAATCTATCTTGCCTGCATAATATCGGTTTGCGCTGCTCATATAATCAACGCTGTTACCGTTAAACTCGTAATCACGTTTGCCGTATCCTTTGCGGTCTATCTTCATTTCCAGGCGGCTGGCAAGGTCAAACCGCTGCGTATCCCACAGGCCCCAACGATTCAGGAAGTGAACAGGAACGCAGGTGTATTTTGGATTACACTTTGTATATACCCGAATCTTGTATGCAGATTGCCCGTTAAGCCATACATCGTAATACCTTATTGCATCTGTAATAAGCACCGCCGTAGTTGCGTTTATCGCAGCCGATCCAATGTTAAGCTGCAAAAATCTTTCAGTAAGCCCATTCAGGGTAACGGTAGTTACGCCCGGTGAATTATTAGCGAAGTCAAAAGGCTGCACGTTAAAATCAGTTGACGTTAGCCCGGGCTCCAGGTAGAATCCCACAAACAAATTCTCTCCCGGATTTGTAGCTGCATACAGCGGTCTGTTCGTAAGGAACCGGTTTACCTTATCGTTCAGCCCTGTTATCCTGCGTTTCAGTAATGGGGGTGCCCAATTAAATGCACTCACATCGCCGGAAGCCATGTTGATTGTCGTTACGCCGCTCACTTCTTCACCGACACGCAACTGGTACCTTATGCCTATCTCCCCGCTCATGTCCGGCTGATCTACCAGCACGCTGGCATCTGTTGGTTCAAACCATTCGTAAAGCATTTCATTTCGTACCGTTGGGCCTGCATCGAAATAACCTTTACCACTTGACGGTTCAGGGAATTGCTTTACCCGGATCTTTTGCTCACCACCTACCCATATATCAAACACATATTTAAAATCGGTGGTGCCCGAGTTATCGGAAGACACAACATGCCAAAGCGCATCATGTACCGACGGGTCTCCGCTGGGGTTTGTATTAATTACGACTGACATTTAATTTGTTTAAGCTGATTGCAATATCGTTTGCTACGGCCTCGCCGATAGCGCCTTCAATATCTTTTAATGTATCCTGCAAAGCCAGGTTGAAGTAATCTGTTTTCTTTATACCCATTCGCTTTATCAGGTAGATCAACTGGTTGCTTTGTATCTCCAGTAGTGATCGCTGCTTTTTTTCCCGGCCAACCGGCACCTGTTTTATACTAACCTTCGCCCGACCTGATTTAATATAATCAGCTATCGACTTCCTTCCCGCTGCGCTCATCCCGTAGTTCTTAAACTGGTACGGGCTGTTGGGCGCATTGCGTGAACTCTTTACCCCCTTCACGCCTTCGTTTGGGTAATCGAAGTAATCAGGCATAACGATCTGCAAAGTGTCGTTGCCAACTATCTTGAACGATGTATTACTTAGCAGCGTACCGGACGCAACCACGTTCTTTTCGTTGGCACGCTTTCCTAAATTCTCGATAAAGAAAACACCGATCTGTTCCAGTATATTGGTCGTGGTTTCCAGCGGTATTTCGTTGCTGCCTACGTCGTCCAGGAACCCGGAAGACAATGCTTTTCTTTGTGCGGCTGCAATATTTATCGGCATCAGTTCAAACTAAATGGTGAGAAAATAAAATATACCAACCCCTGCTTTGTACCGTTGAATGTAACAATTTCTATAACCTTCACCGGCAGAACCGTTGTGATTACCTTATCTTTTGGTATTAGCTTTACGCAACTGCTCTGCATCGTGATTATCTTTCATTTTTAGGTACAGTAAATCATTCAAAAATCTGATAACGCCGAAGTTCCATACCTGTTCAAGAGGTACACCTTCAAATTCTGCGACCATGCGGGCATTATACAGCCATCCAAAACTGTTGACAAATCCGTTAATGTCTTTATGGCTTTCTCCTTCGCTATCCCTTTTTTCATTAGCTGCTTCACCAAATAAGGCCGGATAAGTACCATTGATACCTGATAGTAAAAAAAAAAAAAAACCGCTGCATGGTACGCAGCCTTAAAATCCACCTGTTCCATATCGGTGGCAACGTCTGCATGATCCCGCTGGTATGGTTCAAAACACATGCGCCTCCACGACCATTTCACCGGCTGGGCGATGGATGCCATTATCTTGTGAAGGTTGTTAACAACATCTTTGCTGAACTCAATTACTTCAACGTAACGGCCTGCGTCAATAGGCAGTTTATCCACACGGTAGTGAAGCTGGTAGGTGCGCCCGTTGGCCCTTACAAGTTTTACAGGTTCTGTATTTTGCAGCTTCTTATCGAATATAGCGAAGTGTTCAGTGATCCTGGCGCACAGCTTATTGAATTTACGCATCGGCATTTTATCCACCTGGTCCGGTGTCTTCCCGGTGATAACCCCAACCATTTTAACGGACTTATCCATGTCCATGTCTTTGGTCTGACCGATGTAATAAAGTTCCTGGAATTGAAGTATAGTCATACTATACTATATAAAAATCTGCGGAGTGTTGACGAAAAAGCCCCCGTAGAAACGGAGGCCGAATAAAAATTATACCCTTAATCAACCGGCTATGAGTCCGGCCATATGAAAACGACGTGTATAAGAATCCGGCCAATATCGACCGTATTGCAATGTATTAAATAAAAACGTATTCTCCAAAACCTTTATGTTCCCTGCGGCATTTATCTGCCAGCGCCAGGGCGTTCACACAGTCGTCGTGGAAGCCTTCAGGGGCAGAATATTTAACCCCGCCTGCAGTAAATATGTACTCAAATATTTCCAGCTCTTCTTTTATTGGCCCTTCAGGGTAGCCAATCTCACCTTTATGAATAGAAGACGCAAGGCCCTCCATAAGCTGCTGCTTACTGTGGCTGCTGTATTTAAAGCCGAACATTGCATTAAAGTACTTCTGCAGGTCTTCGGTAATTGGATCGCCGACCCCGCTGCTGTCAATCATTATCGGTTCATCCCTTCCGCAGATACGGAGTATCTCTTCTTTTGTTTGCATCCAATCTTTCTGAAACCTGTAAAATGCAGCAACATTTCCATCTTCATCAAGCCCGATAAGAACCGTCCAGTCAATAGATTTTGCAAGGTCAATACCCCACCACTTGACGGGCTTACCGGATAATTGTTTTGTGCATTTGTTTATATGTTCTGATCCGAATGGGTTAGCGGCATTCTCCATCGGGTTAGCCATATACTCCTGTTCAAATACTGCGTTCGGTAGCTGCGCCCTTGCTGCATCAATCTCTTCCCGGTCAATGTATGGGTTATCGTATGTAGTGAATTTAAAAGACTGCCAGTCATGTTCACCCGACTTCATGTACAAAGAATAAAAGAAATTCTTACCTTTTGGAGTTGACAGGAATATACACCTGCCTTTATAATCTGTAAGCGTTGGGCGTATTGAATTTTCCCAGCCTTCCTTCAGGTTTGGTATGTAGCTTGCCTCATCAATAATAACAAGGTGAAACTTTAATCCACGCATCGCATCCAACTTTTCCCCGGTAAAGAAACGGATAGAACCCCCTGTTATAAAGTTGACAACAAGGTCCGTTTCGTTCTTACGATAAACTTCTACCGGCAGCGACTTTATTATCTCCTGAAAAAATATCTTTCCGAGCTGGTATGTAGGGGTAACGTATGCTATTGATTTTTTCTGTATTCCTTCTTCAACAGATATGTTTTGACTAATTAGCGACTTGCCAAACCTTCGACCGCACATCATAACACGAAACCGGGAAGCACAATCAAGTACATCCCGTTGCGCTTGGTGCGGCTTCTTTAGTATTAATTCAACTCTCATGCTTTATAACAATCTCTGAAACCTCATGCTTATTTTCAGTTTTTTCCACCAACCCATTCAACCGCTGCGTTATGCTTGGGTTGTAATTCCCAACCATTCCGCCTTCGATCTGATCTTCACGGATGACCCGGCGGATGCGTTTCATAACGGGTATAAATTCTTTGTACTTATTGTCGCTGTTGGCTGAATAGTCGCCCAAGTCCTGTATAATATTCTTATCAGCCAGCCAGTTCTCAAAACCTTCAAATGTTAAAGGGCGTTCAAGTTCCCGGTTAACCTTTAAAGCGTCCTTACCAACATAATCCTGCCGCAACTTTGGCTTGCTCTTAACTTCAGTTTTATAATCAACGAAGTGCTGCCAAATGCTTTTTGGTGTTAGATATTTCGTGTTGTGTGGTCCTGGTGGCATTATTGTAATATTTCGTAAACCCAATCCATTTGTGTGTGTCCGTTACCGTGAAAGAACACGGGCATAGTATTCAAAGCAACGTTCATAAATCTTCGTTCCTGCTGGCTCCACTCTTCTTTATACGAGAACGCTATCGTCTGGAATATCTCACAGTTACTATCCAGCCGTATGTCTTCCCTGTTATTCAGGTAGGCATCCATCAGCCAAACCTGATCATGTGAACCGCTGTTTAAATTTTCCTTACCACAAAGATACTTGAAATATTCTATCTCTGCAATCCAGCCACCACCGTTAACGTATTTCCAGGGTGTATCGGGATCTGGATAAAGGTCTGCACGTTCAGGGTGTGGATAGCAGTTCTTTTCGGCTGAAATACACATTTTAAGCTCAGTACTGAACTCGTAAGCGTGATGGTTCTTTGCTTCGCAGAACTTACTTACAACCTCCTCCGGCCCACCCAGCGCCAACGTATCAAACGCATCGGTGTATAGCATATGGGTAGCATCTCCGGTATAACTTTCAGCCCAGCGACGGATCACATTTAACTGCGTGCCGAACGTGAACGGATGTAAGATACACTCATAATCGTATCCGAACCGTCCGAGCGATGCCTTCAGTTTAAGGTACCGTTCGTTATTTAAGTTATCGCATGTGGTTACTACTATTAGTTTCATATCGTGCAGTATATTGATCCGTTGTAATCCACCATTTCAACCATGTAACCGGCTTCAGTAAACCTTGCAGCCATATCACGTTGCGCTTCTGCGGTTCGTGGGTGTAGTTCAACAAAGAACGATTTAATAATCCCGGAAACTTCTTTGATGCGTTCAACCGTTAACGCTTCCCATTCGCTGCCTTCAATATCCACCTTGCAGAAGCCAACCGTTTGCAGGTCATATTTTCGGCACAGGTCGAATAGTGTTATACAATCAACATCTATATTTCCATCGTTTCGTATGGTATTCATCGTTGTGTTCACCGGTTCAAGATGGAAGCGTGTTTTGCCTGTGTAGTTGTGGAGGGCGGATTGTTCGTGTTCAGACAACTCACCAACAAGTTCACGCTGTATAGCCATGTGCGCCGGTGTTGGTTCAACGCATACCATGCGTGAAGCATACGGTAATACATGCAAAGCAAACAGTCCTACGTTGGCGCCAATGTCCAGTATTGTTGAACCCGGTTTTATGTACTTACTGTAAGGCAGGTCTTCCCATTCCTGAATGATGAAGGCTGTGTAGTTGGTAGGTGTATCGAAGTGCGACTGCGAAGCGGCGCTGTTCAATACAAGGTCATAATACTTACCGTCAATCGTTCTTATCTTCATAATAATTCTTTATAAAGCTGCCGAATATGTTCTTCACCGCTCATTGTTGCCGAACCATACGGCATACCATCGTTTAAATGCTTAAGCCCAATACTACCTTTCCATTCAACAATCAGTTCTTCATACTCCAGCGCACAGTCAAAATACGGATCTTCAATATAGTTAATTTTCGGCAAAGCAATCAACTCCCCTCTGCGAATATCGAATATCCAGCGGTGGTGAATATAGCCCCGGAACGATCCTGAGAACCGGGCCAACTCCCTGTATTTCGATGGTTCAACTATAAGCCCAGCATGTGCGATCTGTTCAATCATCCTGCCAGCATACACCGGGTTGTTAATGTCTTCCAATGTATGCGTGCAGATAGCGTAATCCCACTTACCATGCTTTGCAACATGGGTGGTTATCTTATCCCATATTTCAGGTTCGTCAATATTACCGATGAACTTATGTTTCGCATCGGCCTGCGGTTCCCGTATATCAACAACGGCATCAAGATGCCCATGTGCAAAACTATTGGCGCCGCCTATGTCAATACACTTACCAAGTGTTGCTGGATCTGGTCGCCAGCCGTCGGATGCATAGCGGTGGTGGATCATAATACTGAATAAATTATAAGTGATAAAACAAAAAGCCCGTAAATCCAGAGCATAAACTCTATAAGGTAATCCCTCATTCTCATCGTTTAAGATTTAAGTATGTTGGTTTACCTGACCTCACAATAGATGCCAGGCTAAATTCATCTTGTTTAATAAATTGAATATTCGGTAACTGTTTAAGTATTTCGTCATCGCCAGCAAAGTGGCTGAACCCATCATGTCCATAATCACTATCACGGCCCGAACCTACCATAACAACGGGTATTGATTCGTGGCTGATATAATTGCGTACTGTTTCAAACGGACGGAATAAAAGGAACGGCGTTATGCTGTAAACAAATACTGTCTTACCTAATAACGCCATACCAACCGCTGCGCCCATCATAGTCTGTTCTGCTGCACCAACATTGAAGAACTGTTCCGGGTATTTATCCCGTATGGTATCAAACAAACCATACCCAAGATCGCCGGTTATAAGCACAACATTCGGGTTATCCTGCATCAGCATTTCAAGTTGTATGGCGAATTGTTTTCTCATGCTTGTTGGTAATGGGCCTCCTGCCCTTTGAACCCGTACTGCTGAACGGATGTGAATATGATTGTTATGCCTGGTATCAGTTTACGCAGCAGGTATGCAATGTTTGGATCGGTTGCATCGTAAGCGCCCCATCCATTCCAGTTGCAATATATTTTAAGGTTTGTAATATTGTACTTCCGCATCACATTACCCACTTCCCATATCGTTCCTTCCGTTGCTTCGCCATCACTGATAAGGCAGCAAACGTTTCTTGAACGGTCGGCCATAGCCATCCCTAAAGCGATTGGTAAACCTTGCCCCAGGGAACCGGTTGAACAGTCGATAGCAACGTTATCCCGGTTAGGGTGAACGCCATTAATCTGGTACAATAATTCGGCATCATAGTTCCTGTACTTTTCTAACACAACATACAACGCCAGCCCCGCATGTCCACAACTCAATACAAACTTTTCATCCCACTTCTTAATAGAATATATCTCATCAATAATATCCACAGCAGTAAGGCAGCTACCCAAGTGCGATAGCTTATACTTCCGTGATATTTCCATTATCCTATCGTGTAAGATGCTCATAAGTTTGTTTTAAACCTTCAAACAATGAACGGCATTTATTCAGTTCAGGGCAATGCCAGTAGTTGTTATCATAGGTGCGTTGTTTAGCCACACGGTAGATCAACTCCTTACCACTTATCTGCTCCAGCATCCTTACTACCTGCATGTTTGTGAACTGCACACCGGTGCCAATATGTGTTTTGCCTTCAAACATTAACCGGATAAAATCATCCACATAAACCCAGTCATGTACTGCGTCCGGGTCAAGCTGCATTTCTTCTCCGGTGTTCAGGTGCTTAATAACCGTTGGTATAAACCGGTGTAACGCTTCACCCGGTCCGTAAACAGAATACGGCCTTATGTTTACCATGCGTGGATCGTTGTATGAATTAACCAGGTATTCACCGAACAGCTTTGAAGATGAATACATGGTTTGCACAGGAAGCGTTACTGAAGATGTTGATATGTTGTAAAACTTTTCGGCTTTGCTTTGGTGGAAAGCGTCAAGCATAACATGAAGCGTCCTGATATTCGCCCGGATAATCTCACCCGGTTCCTGCTGGTAGGCATGGTTACCATACGCAGCCAAATGAATAACAGTACTGTTATCATCAAACTCGAAAGGATAATGGTTGCGGTTGATGCAAACAACTTCATTGCCCTTCAGATATTCCTGTATGGCTTTGCCGATGAATCCGTTTGCGCCTGTTATGTAGTATTTCATTTGAATGGATTATAGTAAACACTTAGTTCCCCGCTCTTATACCGCTGCACATCTTCGTTATACTGCGCCATGTCTTTCCCGGCGCTGGCTTCCTTCCACTTCTGGTATTCCGTGCCACCCGGATCAATATGATCTATTTCGATATGTGGTAAGAACACGTTATAGAACCCGGCAATCTGCGAACGTAGCGACATAAAGCAATCATCAAAACCATACAAACCCGGTTGCTTCAGGTACCCAACCTTATCAAGTAAAGCAGATGAATGCATGACACAGGTTCCCATGATGTGATTGGCCCGTTCAGCAACAATCCACCGTTGCCCCGGTTCATGCGGCAACATGATAAGTTCTGAATGATACCAGTCGTTTAGATCCCGGTGCGGTGATTCGATACAGTCTTTGCGCTTCAAGCCAACCTGCCCGATAAGCGGATCCCTGGCAATAGCTTCTTCCAGCTGTTCAACCCACCCGGATTGATGTATCACCACATCGTTGTCTATTTTTATGCAGTGTTCACCGGGGGTGCGGTGAAGCCATGCCCTGTTTAATGCTTCTGCGGTGCCGATATTATGGTGAATGTGTTCGATGGCTGGCTTTAACCCAAAACAGTACGAATGAAGCAGTGTGATTGTTTCTTCGCAACTTCCGTTATCAACAATAAACAACCGATGCTTATCGAAGTCAACTGTATCACTTAACGATTCAAGCGTCCTGCGAGTGAATGCTGTTCTCCCATTTTCTACCGTATCATGTACGGCCATTGATATAAGCGCCATATCTTCTGTATATTAAAGTTAAAAACTCAGCCACACAAGCCGGGCATGTTTTCAAATAATCGTAGGTAGGATCAAATAAGCCCCGGTAGGCGTGCAACAACTCATGTTGAATGTGCAGGTGAAAGTTCACCATCTCCCCGGTGCGTTGATAAAACTCGTTGATGTGGCTGTACTTCGCAAAGGTCTGCAAATGCCTTTCTTCTTCTGGTGTTAATGTCTGCGATGTTGTACTTTGATTTTGCCCACTCATAAAGTTTATCACCGGCCTCACGCCGGGCTTCAGGATTTAAAATTAAGTAATTCAAATGAGAAAACCAATCTTTCTGTGAGTTAACCCAAAATACCGGTGCATCGGTATCTGCTGCATAAGGCAGTACGTTTGATACAACACACGGTATCCTGCGGCTGGCGGCTTCCAGCACTTTCAGGTTTGATTTACATGCGTGCCAGGGGCTATCTTCCAAAGGGATAACCATTATGTCGGCGTTCTCATACATCTGCATGTAGTTATCAGGGCCAGTGCCATACAGCTTCATGTAAGGAAACTGACCACCTGCGGTGAATGATGAAAATATCCTCTGCCAGATTGATTCAGTATGCTCTGCCATCATAAGTTCGTAAGCCTTCGCTTCACCTTTGATGTATCTATCCCTTGTTTCGTTTGCATCCTGCCACCCACCTATCACCATCTTTATTTTATCTGCGTGCATACGCAGCTTCTGCATGGGGTTACGAAGTATCCGTATATCATGCTCGTGCGTTATAGAACCGGCCCAAAATATACGCACACGATCATCTGGCCTGCGTGTATCAGTAAACTGGTTCCATCCGAATGGGATTCCGTTCTCAAAGATGTGTACGTTTTTATTCAGCGGATAAACCTTGTCATACAGTTCCTGGTTCGTTACTGTAACCATATCAGCATGGCGGATATTGTTCTCGATGCGTTCACGACTGTCTTCATACAGTTGATAGTTCATGTGGTTATGTGGAAGTATCCAGTAGTCATCAAGATCCATGATAACCTTACAATTCATTAACCGCTTAAACTCATTCCAGTCGTGATCGTACTGGCACATCCTGTTGTATAGTATCGCATCCCATTTATTACCAGGCGATTGTTCAATCTTGTCTTCGGTGATAACGTTTGTAACGTAACCGTTTATGTCCTGCATGAATGCCAAAGGCATAAGTACCCGGTGGTAACCGCAGCCAGATGTTTTGTTATTGAGGCCGATTATGTTCATTGAATGTCATTGAATGCCAAACCAGTTCATTGTATCTTTTGGGCCAAAAACCCTGCCCCGAATAAAACGGTTAATAATTCTGCGTACATATCTGGCATAAACCATAAGACCAATGCCAACCATACCGATAAACAAACGGTACAGTCAAACGGCTTTATCCGCCTGCGGATCTTTAGTTTAACCTTCAATTTCATCACCACCACATTCACGATGTAGTGGGCCGTTAAGAACGCTGCGATCAGTTTAATCCACATGCTTTTGATTTTAGTTCTGCCCTTACTTTATTCACCACATTACAAACATGGTTCACCGGGATGCCGTAAAACACCGCAACCTTTCGTGCCGATCCAAGCTCTACAAACTTATTGAAAACCCGAACTTCGTGATCAGATTCTTTTGACTGCTGCGATTTATCGTTTAGCGCCTGGGTGATATAGCGCACGTCTGATGGTAGGAAGCTGCAACCTTGTTGCAAACGTAAATATTCAACCGCCTGGGCCAGTTCCTTTCTTTTGTACCGGTAATAAAACGATGATGTCTTACTCGTTGCCATTATCCAGCAGGTCCGTATTGCATATCGTATAAGGTTGTTTTGTGCGAATAGGGAAGCGATCTTATCACATGGCTGTTCCAGCAGGCTTACTGCCATTTCCTGCCTCAGATCATCCCGTAGGCTTTCAGGGTGAATTTTAGAGATAAGGCTGTTAATATCCGGGTGGGTGTAAATCTGTTTGACTATTTCTGAGCAGTCGTGCATGGGTTCAAACCTACAACAAATTCCCGAAACGGCAAAGTTCGATACTGGAGGCCTTGGTGATCGGTGGGCTGGTCCCCGAGAAACATCACAGCACCATGCCGGGGGGAAGGCCGGTATTTCCTGTTAAGAAACACAACAAACACGCCAGTTTGTATGGCTGAAACTCAATACCAGCGTGTAGTTGGTATAGTTTGTATGTTTCTCTAAAGATACTAATAATATATTATTATTTATATAAAAATAATACCTTTATAAAAGTGTGTGTTATGCAAAGTTGTGTAAGTGTGTTTCTTTTATGAGAATCAACAACTTAGCGTTCCATCTTTTGTGTTTCTTGGTGTGTAACTGGGTTATTTTTTGGCGTAAATGCCATATTCTGGCCTAAAAAACAGGGCAGAAAACTGCTTTCCACGGATAGCGCTCTCGAATCTTCGTTCAGATAGGTTTAATCTTATACATGTTTCAACGGCTTCTTTTCGGTTGAATCTTTCGGGTAGCCCCTGGTATAGTAATTCAAGGTCTTTTGGTAGCCCTGTTTCTATTTCATTGTACAACGATGATATTATTTTCAATGTGGATTGACTGTAATAAGTGTACAGATCCCAGCCGTAGTTAACGATTGTGTCTGTAATTACCGGTTCGGACGGGTTGTACAGGATAGCCAGCACCTGCATCAAACGGGGAAGGTAAGCGCTCATCTTGGCCTCTGTACCCATTATCCAGCCTTCCGCCCTAGTTTGTATCCGGTTGTTTGCCTGTTGAAGTATGGCCCGGTAGTACTTACGGTAAAGGTCCTTAGCTTTCGGCGTGATCAGTATTTGCTGTTCTTCTATAAGACCGTTGTTGTACTCAGCGCCTTTCCTGAACAGGTGCTGCAGCAGTTCAACCCAATCAGTACACATCTCTTTTTTAGCATCAAACGGGTCTGTGTCAACTTTAAGTTCAATATAATCAGATTCAACCATCAGGAACCGGGAGGCAAACCCGCTGCTTAATCGGTCTTCAGTAAATATGTTTTTGATCCGGCTGGGCTGGCTTCCCATCAGCAGATTTAGGTTCAGGTTTGGTACAATACGTTCTTTGGATTCGTCCACCCTTATCTGTGTTGTTCTGCCACCGCTGAAAGCCTGTGTAAAGAAACTTATGGCATCGTTGGTAGATTTGAAGTTACCGGCATTAAATATGGTTTCGGCCTCATCCTGGTACACCCCAATTCCGTTGCGCTGGTATTGTGATTTACTGATATAACCTTCCGTTGTGCCGTCCGTTGCTATCGGTATATACTGCCGGGGACGGTGGCCTACTTTGATATTCTTATTGGTAGCTGCTTCCGCCTTATTTTCTTCGTATTTCTGCAATGCATCGGCAAAGTCCTGATCGTATTTTTGATAAATCCGCTGCAACGGCTGGTCGCACATTACTTTAAAGGCTGGGGTTTTACCAACAGATACCGGCGCCACCATCAGGCAGAACAGGATGTTTTTACCGTCACCATTAAAGTCTGATATGTACCGGGATCCAGCGAGGCTGCTTATGGTCCACAGACCAGCGGTTGCCACAAACTGAGGTGCTAAGGATCGGGTATTACATACGTCAATGATCGACTGGCGTATGGATGCTGGGAACACATGCAACGGAAAGTCTGTTTGAAACGGCGGTTCGGTCTCTATTCCTTCGGCGTTTGCGATCATCTGCATCTCATCAAAGGCTTTGTTCCAATCCCGGTTATTTTTATAGAACAGCACAAACGACGGGGGAAGACACCACACAGGATAATCGTGTTTGTTATGCCAGTTTGGGAAGCTGTGCAGGCTGGCTGAGAATATCATCACCCGCTTTGTATGAAAATAAACTTTTGCGCTAATAGCATCCGATTCACTTCCCTGCCGACGGAAGGCCACGAACTTGTCTTTAGTTTTGTATTTGTACCCGGGTAATGGAATTAACGAAACTTCAGCCAGTATCTTTATCCAGGTTTCATCGCTGATACCTTTATCAAAAGCCAGACAAAAATCTTCATGCCCTGCGGGGTAGTTAACGGCTTTAAGTGTGGGGTCGTAAGCTGGTTTGTACTCGTTGAACTATTTGGAGGTCTGACACAGGTAGTTAAATTCCTCATCGGTTACGGCTTCCAGATCCTGCATGCTGCCGCTTACTATCTCATAACCAGGCGTTGGGTATGTGTACACCAATGGCCCACCGGCGTATAATGCAATCACTTCAGCCCCGGTGTCGCTGTCAGCCAGTGATAGCTTTTTTAGGTCCTGATTGTATTTAAACCAAACGTGATACCCGGCATTGCGTGTGCGTTCGATATACAGCTTCGGTATAAGGTCCGGCTGCTGGTTCAGCACAATATTAAACCACTTGTGGTAAAGGTTTTTGTCTTTGGTGTTCTTAATATCAAAATCCAGGCAGTGTACCGTACCGCTGGTGTGTATCATCAGGGCGTTGTGCTTACTGTACAGGTCCATCGAACCGCCATCACCCCAAGCCCGGTGTGAAACAGGCTTCTTCTTTTCAATATCCCATTCAATCGGGATAACCTGCAGCCCAAGTTCTTTATATTCGTTGAATATTGTGGTTAGCATGGCTGTATGTTTTTATCAATGAACTCAGCCATTTCGGGTGTAAACCAGCGCTTATCGTCCATGTGAGTTTTAAAATTACTGTGCCAGCTATCAGTACTGAAATAATAAAATGGTTCCGTTTCATCATTTTTTGTAAATAAAACTTCGCCATCAATAATTTCAATTAAAAGTTTCCAGAATAACCCATTTGAATTAAATTGTTTTTCCATAAAATAAAGTTGGCCCCAAAAGCAAAGGACCGGTGTAGGATACCGATCCGCTAATGAGGCCAATAAGTTAATACACTTATCCTACAAGTGCGGTTACGCTAAGATAATACTTTACTTCGACAAATAATCACCCCAGGACCGGCGCTGCTTAATAACCTTTATCTTCTTTTTTGCTGACGGATACCTCCCCGCCTGCCGCTGCAAGGCAAGTATCTGGCGGTCGGTTTTAGTCGGTGCCCCGGTGAATAGCTGAAGTTTGTTGCTCATAATGACTGTATAAAATTATCGTACCACAATAAAAATTCATCAAAAGAATGCATAAACTCGTAAACGCCACCGGCTTTACGCTCCAATTCTTGTTCTGCTAATTGGTATTGGCTCGGTCGATCAGCCCCGCATTTTATTTCAAGCATACATGAACGCCCTTTAATAGTAGCCGAAATATCCGCCGCCCCTCTCCTGGTCGCCCCCGGAATATACTTAGCTGTCATCAGCGATACCCCGGATGCCTGGCGTTGCGGCGCCTTAATAACCCGGCCTGCCGAATTGATACGGGTAGCCCTGTGCCCATTCCACAGCAGGAAGTTCACGATCGCCCGGGTCAGGCCATTGGCTGTATTACAGTCCGGCATCACCGTCTTAATGTACCCATGATCCTTGACGCCTTGCGGGTACTTAGCATCCTGGTTTGCCCGGTGGGCTTGTTGGTAGCGGTTTAGTGGGGTCATGGTTAAAAGGGTAGCCGCTCCGTGTCGTCCGGTAATGCTTCATTCATCGGGAATCCCTGCTGCGATGCAGGTGCTGCCTTTGCTTCCTGTCCGGCTGATTCAACCTTCCAGCATACCAGGGAATTAAATACAGACGTTTTGCCGTCCTTTTCCCACTTCCGGCCCCGCAGGTTCAGATACAGCTTTAACGGCGCTCCAGGGGCTATGCCGTCGAACAGGTCGATCTTAGCCTGGTTTACTTCCACTTCAATAGTTTGCGGGTACTGTGGGTTGTCCTCTGTGGTGATCCATACTTTGCGGGATCTGAAGTTTTCCCGTTCGATTATGTCGTTTACCTTTTCGAGTTTACCTGTTATTTCCATATATTTCATTCCGGCAGTACGTTGCCAGCGTTAAGGTTCGACACTATAAGGTGCCTGGTTAATTGATTGATATTAGCATCCTGGGCCGTCCTGCCCTTCCGTGTCGTGGCTGGGCCCTCCGCCAACGGTACGGGGTAGATCATCTATCCCGGTCAAACAAAGATAACAGTAATGGGCATTAACTTTTTCCCGGATAACCTTTGTGATGTTTAATACCGCCTGTTCCCGGTGATCCTTTACGGTCACCACCAGTTCATCACCGGCTGAGTAGGTTGATTTCATTGGGGTTAAAAATGGGCTGTCCAGGTTTTGGAACTCGCCGGGTGTTAGTTCGATGAAGTGTTTCATGATGTGGCCCGTAACGACGGGTGGCGGTTTATTTAGTGATTAATGTTCCATCCGATGTGATATTCCATACTTCAATAGGTAGGTACTGCCTGCATATATCCGCCGTTTGCTGCCTGTTGTTGGTTCGTGCGGCAGCGGCATAGGCATCGGCATCGGCAGCGGCATCGGCAGAGGCAGCGGCAGCGGCATCGGCAGCGGCATAGGAAGCGGCATAGGCAGCGGCAGCGGCATAGGCTAATTCTTCTTTGGTTATCTCTCCGTTACCGTATGCAATAGCAGCGTCAACGGCTTTTTTACTACGTTCATCTTTCATCAGATGACGAACGGTGTTAGCGCAATGCCCCTTTGCTAATGTCAGTAGTTTACGATCTCCATTAGTGTGGTAAAACAGCCACAACAACCAATCTCCACGGTAGCAAGTGTCGTATATTTCCTGCCATGTTTTACCTTCAGCCCACTCTCTTGCGTCGCCGCAAGCCTGTAGTGATATTAGTAGTTCTTTCATGATTTATATTTATTTGTTGATGATGAATACATTTTGTTCCGTGTAGTTGTTCTGTAAGGGATAGTTTTCGACCGCAGCCGAATACTGAGCAGTACCGGTCTTCGTGCCCGTTGAAGTCAGCATATTCAGCAGCCTTGTCATAGTCTTCCTGTATGCCTTTGTACTGTTCCCTGTGCTTTATCGCTTCCCACCATTTCATAGCTGGCTTGCTATTACACTAACCTGGAATGGCTTTAAGGTGGCAAGTTGGTCGGCGGTGAGCGCATACGTGGCGATCATGGTATCAACCATACCGGCCCGGTCTGCTTCATCGGCGGCCTGTATCTTAGACACGGCAGCGTCGAAGGTTTTAGGGGAGCAGGGTTTTGCAGCAGATATGGTAACCTTTACGTCTGGTGTACCAGATATTACCTCTTCATGCTTCACATCTTCAGTTACCTGCTGCATTTCCTCAGGTACATACACCGGACCGCTGAATACATCCGGGCAGAACCACTTAACGCCGTTGCTTATTGCCCTTGCAAACAGCATGTTCTTAGGGAACTTATCCAGGTTCTTTGTTTGGGCTTTCTTTGCGTCGTCGATGGTAAAGGTACTGTTACCCAGCTTTTCCTTTCCCTGGTAAAAGTCTATACTGCAAACCTTTTCATCCTGCTGCATTACCCGGTAATCATATTTACCGCTGCCCTTTATAGCCGATGCGATAAGCCCGGCCCCGATCGTTGGCTTGCCTTGTATAATGTGAATACCGGACATGGCGGCAAATGGTGGAATACCAATCTCTGCCCCTGCCTGAATTTTAACTACGGCCTGTGCGGCTGATTTAATGTCTGTGAACATTCCTGATTCGTGGAATGCTTTACCCATTGACATGATCTCTGAACCTGATAGCTTTACAATTTCGTTTGACATAATTTTTATTTTAGGTTGTGAGTGAAAACTTGATTACCAGCCCCGGTCTGTAATAAGTGTAGCGTCCGGGTGATGTCTGTTTAATAGCTGTATTGTCTTTAAACCGTACCCATGCGCTATGTGTTGCATCGATATAAATGATCCTGAAGTACTGCGAACAGGCGGACAGTTCAATCAGTCTGCTATGGCAATCCGTGTCGTAATAAATATTCCCCGGGGCTATAAATTCTTTTTGCTTGTACCTGTTCACTATTATTAGTTATTTCTTTCCTTTAAAAACCCCGGCGTGTTTTTATACCGGGGTCGCTGACCGTCTTAACATCTACCTAAACCCCCAAGCGGTTATGGTTGATTCGGTCAGTATTTTTGTAGTATCAGGCTGGTAGACCTCGTTCGTAGCTTCAGAACAAGTTAGCTTTCAATTCTGCCTACCAACCCGATACTACTTAATGAGTTTTCCTGCGGTTCCTGGTTCGCTCCCGGTATTCATAGTCATTGCATAAACCTACAACCAGCTTGAACACAAACCAAATTGGGGCTTTCATAAGACTTACGATTCCAGAGTATATGAACATGGTTAGTATTTTTTAGGTTCAACCGGAACTCCACGATTCGTCAGATAAATATCTTCTTCAGCTTCTATCTGTTGTTCCGTCCTGTTATCCGGCGACGGGTTAGGCAGTACAATATTTCGGCGTACCTCGTGCCAGCGGCGATGCGTGCCGGTGATGATCGCCGCCGTAGGTTCAAGCCTGCGTTCTTCGTAGGCGAAATACTGTTTTGCGGAGTAGCTCATGCCTTTGGTTTATAATCATGTGATAAAATACGATCTGTAAGCACTACGCCTAAAACATCGGCCACTGCGTTGTAGTTATCAATCGCCATATCCTGAACCATAGCAACTATCTTCTTTGCCGGGTGTTTATCAGTAATGGCCTTTTTTACATAACACCATACAGCACCCTGCTGCCCCGCCAGCTTCAACTCAAT